GAATTATTACAAGGTAAAAAAGTAACTATAGAATATACAACAATTAATGAGTTATTGAAACCTGAATCTAAAAATAATTTTTCTGATGATAAGAAGCTCGATACAATTATTGCTAAACTAGAAAACATAGAAAATAAATTAAAATTGGGGAGACTGATTAAATGAATACAGAATTAAAAGATATGTTAGAAAAAACTCTATGGACATTTGTAGAAGCTTTTATTGGAGCTTTAACAATATCTCCACTTGTTGGAGTTGAAGCTAATGCTTTACAACTAGCTGCTATTGCAGGTGGTGGTGCAGCTTTAGTAGTTATCAAAGAGTTTGCTAAGAAAAAGATTGGAAATTAATATGCCTATTTATGGTAAAAAATCTATGAGAATGAAAAAGAAAAGACCTTCTCGTACTAAAAAAAAGAAGTAACAATAAACAAAAAACCCTCTTTTTCAAGAGGGTTTTTATATTATGTTACCTTGTTAGGAGGTTGACATAAACTTTGATACTTTTATATTAAAAAGGTATCTCATCTTTGTCAACTTCAACTGCAGCATCTGCATTTACTGCAGTAACTTTCTTAGCACCAACAGGAAAGAATTTATTAATTTCAAGATATCGACTATCGTTCTTGTCCTCAATTAATTCTACACCTATAGGCTTTCCTATATAATCTTGTGGATTAAAGCTAATCTCACCTTCTTGCATAGGTAAACCAAGTGCTCCGATTAACTCAACAAGTTTCCACTTTGCATTTTTAGTGAACATAGTAAAAGTAAAAAGTTTTAACTTTCCAACTTGCACAGTCCACTTCCAGCCTTCGTTCCCGCTTTGAGCCACGTGATCTACTACTTCTACAATGGTTGCTTCATAATCACCAGGGGTAATTTGATTAACACCACCATTACCTGATATGTCATCAGATGTTAAACTAATTTTTTTAGCTTGTACTGTCATTTTTGTCCTCCAATAGTTTCTCTAGGAAATAATCATCTTGTGCATATAAATGTAGCCCTAGACCTACTCTCATAGCACATCTTTTAATTGCATCACTAATAGCATTTTTTAATCTGTCACCATTAGTTCTACCTTTACGAAATGGGTGTTCAACGTCACCAACTTCTTGAATCTTAATTTGCTCACCGTCAATATAAAGACTAAGTTCTAAGATTACGCCAGTGCATACTTGCCCAAATTCAGGGTGCAAGTCATACACAACCTCAACAACTCTTTGATCAAAAGGACCTAAGTGCGCAAGCAACCTTTGATTGACTGCACTATGTTCTACATAGTCACCAAATTTACCTGCATCACTACCTTTTTTAACTAAAGCAGTAAATGGTTTTGCTAATGCTTTAAGGTCTTTCAAGTCTATCACCGTCCTCCATACCTACTGCCCATTTAGGTGCAGCAGCAGTATCACAATTAATAACTGCTAACTTAGATTTTTCATCTACAACTCTTTCTAAAAAAGTATCTCTAGCAACTTGTGATTTCATACCACGTTTTTCAGCCACGGCATCAAGTCCACGCAATTTAGGTACAAATGTATGTCCTAATATAGCAGACAAATCACCCATTACACTGGCACTAGCATTACCTTCAAGTAACCAATTTAAAAAACCAGGTAAGTCTATTGTTTTATACTTATATCCTTTATTAACATGGAACACAGTATTGTTCAATTTAAACGTACCAGTCTCTTCAATTTGAGATGCTAACTTAGAGTCAGCATAACTATTGATTCTTGTTGTAGCTTGTTTAGCATTTGTTATTGGTATACGAGCAACTGCAAGATCTACATCTTTCATTTCATCAATGTCAAATGCAATCTCAGTATTTTCAATCTCATCTGATTTAGACACTTCTTTAGCTGCGTCTAATATATCATCTGTATATATCATTTTTTCCTCCCATACAAATTAACAGAGTTTCGAACGCTTACACTTTTGAAATCATAATAGGGGTGCGACTTCCTAAAATATGATGCCATATTGTATATCTTCTGTCTTTTTTTTCTCTGAACAGAAAGTAATTCAACCCACTTGTCAGGGTGTTTATCCATTAATTGAATAAATCCCATGCGTTCAGCAAGTGGTCGTGTTTCAGACTTTACATACTCCCTTTTTGGAAGTTCTTCATGTATTTCTGTCATACTACCTCCTTTATAAGATTGGCGGGCAGAACAGGAAAGTTAATCTGTTTATACTGCCTTTATTCCAGCTCTTGCGAGTAGGCTTCCTGACAACCAATCTTGATTCAAGTTTAGTATAAGTAGAATTTTAGTCAAGATATTAAACTAATTTAAAATTGTCCCAACCATTTTTATCCACAGTAAATGTGACTACATTGTTTATAGTTTCTGTACCAAATTGTTCTTTAAAATATGTACTGGCATCTAAAGAAGGAACTTGAAACCAAGTTCTTACTCCGTCTTGTATAGTTCTTAAATGGTGGTAATGGCCTGATACAAGTATTGTTGCATCTCCTAAACTTTGCATACCAAAACTTTGACCCTTCCAAAAATTCATAAGACGATCTCCTGGATTACTTCCACCACGACTTAAATGTCCATGAGTAAAACCTATAACAGTTCCTTGACAATCAATTGTTAGATGATGTCCTTCTGGTATAACAAATTTAACATGCTTATAAGGTCCATAAGAGAGAGCATCTGCAGAAGAGATTAGAATACCAATGTCATCATTATCTAATTCAGATGTAATAACATTTTTATCTCTGCCACGATTTTGACCATGATTTCCAGGCACACCTCCAACTATAACTCTGGGAGCATGTTTAGAAAGAGTAGTAACAACTTCTAAAAATAATCTACGACACACAGTTATTTGTTCTAACCTATCTAACTGAACTTTATGAGTTTGACCTGGGTAAAATCCTGTGACTCCTTCAATTAGATCACCTAAAGAAATAATATAAATAGTGTGCACGTCGACACCAAGTTTTTTTAATTCTTTTAATCTTTCAATAGTTTTATCAAGACTTAATTTAACTCTATCTATAGTTCCTTGTGGGCCTTCTCCGTCAGATTTTCCAAGTTGCCAGTCACTAGCAAAATAAAAAAATCCAACTCCTTTTTTAGTAGCAGGTGGTTTTTTAAAAGGCTTTTGTTTTTTAATTTGTGAAATAAGTATTTTTAAATCAGCGTCTTTCTCTGGATCTCTTTTCTTTATATCAGCTTTGTAATACCAAGCTTGTTCTTTAACACCTTGCCCCATATTCATATCCCATGTTCTTACGTGTAAATTTCCTAGTATCTCATATTCAGCTGGATCCCAACCCCACTCACGTAAAAGGGCTTCGAAAGTAGGGTTAGGGTTTGTAGTTGGGCGCGAAACTACATGTCCAGTATTAGTATTTGGATTATAAGATACACCAGGTTCAAAACCTTTGGGGTGCTTACGTTTAGCAGCAGTCTTGTGCTGCTCTATTTCTTTTTGCTTACTTAGAAAGTCTTCTAGTGATTTCTTCTTTGACATGTTTCTGTATTGTTTTAAGTGCGAACGGATTGCCCTGTGAGGCTAGATATTCTGAAACGTATAATATTGGATAATCTTTTGCCATAATTTCATTTATGACTGTGTCAAACAAATCCCAATTATCTGCATACCATTTTCTACGTAACTTAGGGGAAACAAATTCCTCTAAATTTTTTTGAATTTCTGCTGACATTATCCTCCTATATAAATTAACATAGATTATGATAGCATAGTTAGGAGTGTTATGAAACAAACTATAGAATTAATGAGCCACACCTGGGCAAACAGTGGTGGTGGTAAGGTATGGTTGGCAACAAACGATACTAAATGGGGAGAGAATTGTTATAATTGGAGTGATTATGGCAGTATTCTTAAGGCTATTTCTAATCAAAAAGAGGGATCTGATATTTATTGGACACCCCTTGTATTTGGTAATGATACTTCTAGAAAAGCAATAAATACTAAAGCTGAAGTTGGAGTTTTATATGTTGATATGGATAGAACAGATATCAGCTATAAGGATTGTTTTGTTATAGTTCCTAAACCTAGTTTCATTTGGGAAACTAGCAAGAACAGGTGGCAAGCAATTTGGCTTCTTGAAGAAACAATACAAATATCCACACAACAAGAAGTCAACAGGAGACTGGCATATCATTTAAAAGCAGACACAGGTGCTTGGGACGCGGCTAGAGTGCTGCGGGTTCCTGGTTCTGTTAATTACAAAAGAGGTGGTTTCGAAGGAAGTATTATTAGGTATGAACCTGATGACGTGTATACGTACGATGACTTCGACGCTATTCCTAATGTTGTTTCTAATACAATTGAAGTTACAGAGGGTGATATGCCAAAACTCCCTGAGTTTTATGATTGGCAAAATTTACTTACAAATGAATGGAAAAAAATACCGCTTGAAGCTAGGTATTGGCTAGCAATAAGCGACGAACAATATAAATCACATGGTGTAATTGATCGAAGTAGTTTAATAACCACAGTTATAAGAAAACTATTAAAGGTATATGAACCACAAATGGTATTTACTCTTATATGGCATGCACCATGGAATAAATTTATAACACGTCCTAATACATTATGGAATCAAATTACAAAAAATAGAATTGTAGTTTAGCGCAGCTATACACCAATTTTTGCGCCTTGTTGCGTAAGCAACCTTGCATAAAAAATTTTTCGTTTTTCAGAACCGAACGCAGTGAGTAATTTGAGTGAGTTTACGAACGAAATAAAAGAGACAATTTGCGAAGTATGAGCAAGTTGTCATTAAAAGAAAAAAAAAGCAAGAAGCAGACATGCGTGAGCATGCCTGCTGATCTTGCGTCGGATTATCTGTTGGCGCGATTTATCGTGCCGACATAAGAATCCCATTGCGACTTGGTAAAGTCACACATACCATATTCACATTCGAAAAGGTCTGAGATATCAGCAAATGAGAGCCTCATTAGCTGATTCTTTTCGAAGCCTGAGAATTGAATTAATTCATCAAGACTAATGTCAATGTGTTCACCAACCGATACAACGTCGGATATATATGAACCGTCCATATAGCGCGTACCGTAGTCATAACTAAACTGGTAGTTTACGTTTGACAAGGTACAGTGGTTTACGTTAGAAAACCACGTGCCGTTAGTCCATGTACCGTCGTCTTCGTTGATTATGTAATAATCATTACGAAGGTTTGGATTGGTTGTGAGAAACGCTAGTTTACTCCAACCAATAATTTCACCGACGTACTCACACATATCTGGATCATCTAACCACGTAGGTCGTAGATATCTGAGCCATGTATTAATAAACATACGTGTGTCTGAAATGTCCGACGCGTCGGGCACTTCAACACAATTTATAATGCCATTGTGAGCCATAACAGTGTGATTGTCTACATTAAATGGGTGATTGTTTGCAAGGCAAACAGAACCATGAGTAGCAATACGACAATGTACAAGTATCGGTGACGATACTGAGTACTTGTCGAACACAGACAAGGCAACATTGAGAAAGTCATCTTTCTCCATTGACTTGTAGGTTTGTATGGTTTTGGTTTCATCTATGAAACTAATACCTGAACCGTCTGGGTTGGTATCCCACATATCGGAAAGTGTTGACTTGTCAATACTTTTGCCGATTGGGGACAATGCGATTACACACATGATATATATCCTTTCCTGACTAAGAAGTCATATAAGTTTGGGTACTGGTGACGCATGAGCGACACGTGTGCTAAATAAGCGTATAGCTTATGTGCACCGTCGCGTGCCATATCTTGGTATGTTAATGTATTGAAATACGAAAACATACTTTCTAAAAACTCCATGTTTTTAGAAATACGTGCTGGTCGAAGATTGCTACGAAAGTAGCGATGTTCGATAGTAGCATGAGTATCTGCAAGAGCACCACGATTTGGGAAGCCATATTTCTGTTTCGCTATTTGCGCAACAGGAATGTCTGGTTTCTGCATGTAGCACCACTCTGCGTCTGTGCCGATAGAGCGTTGAGCGATATCGGCGATTAAGCCTGGATTATCGTAATGAAACTGAATCCATGCATAAGCAGTTGTCAAAGACAAA